CAGGAAAGTTTCGGAGATGCTGCTATTGTTCGCGGTTGGCTACGTGCTCTCAACACGATTATCCCTGGCATCCGCATTAGACTATGTTTCACCGATTGTGATATATGGTTTAGTCGCAACCGCCTGTGGATAGTACGTGATGTGCCTCAACCTGAGATTCGTGTCAGAGGCGACATCCTTGACATTGTCGCTGACGGAAAAGAATTTCGTACAACACGCACTGCCATCCATTGCGTTGAAAACGAAGAATCCGACTCAACTGAACCAGATTATCTCGTTGCCGCTGAATTAAAGACACTCTATCCGAATGTTTACCTTGCTATACTCGAAACTCATCCTCAAACATGGCAAGAAAGTGTCTCACTCTGGTGGAGAAAACTCTGGGCCGCTATTTATAGTGGCTGGAAAAAACTTTGTTCATACCACAGCCTAATTGGTCCCATCATTAAAGGACTTGCTGCTGCCACCATCATCGCCAGTTCTGCGTCTGCCGCCTACTCTTGGTTGGCTCCCAAAGCTTCTGCTTTGTGGTCCACCACGAAAGGTCGCTTCCGCTCAATTGCCGAGATTTATGGCGCCGATCACACACCGTCAGAGGTGTTCGAAAATGATGATCATCCCTTCTGGGACTTCATCCCACAGGCAAAAGGCAAGACAAAGCGCACACAACGTGGAAAACCTAACACTTACCAACATAAGGGTAAAACCATTGGCTTTAACATCCATGGCAAAGAATATCGTGACTCAACTCCTGACAATGCTGACCACAAAGAAGAAATCGAAGCCATTAAAGATGGTATCCGTGATCCTACCGCCTGGAGAGGCGATGTCGTTAGAGCTACAACCCGCTCAGGCCGTGATGTGTATGCTCAATTTTCGCCGGATACTGCAACGTTTAATTCTGTTGACCCAGAAGCGTGGCACAACCACGCTGATTGGCAGAACCAAATGGCTGACATTCATTCGTCTGCTTCACCATCACAAATCGATCCTTTCATCGCAAAATGTAAGCAGAACACTGTTTCAGTACGCTCTGGAGAAAGGATGCTTGCTATGGGATTCATGCTCACACAACACGTGGGCGTAACTCCGTATCATGTCGTCAATTCTCCCGACCCTATGAATAAAGTGTATGATGATCGCTTTACCAAACATGGTAAAGTACTTTGGAAATCTCCAGTTCACGAACTAGCCTTCTTTGGCCTCTTCGATGATGAAGAATGCACCAAACCATACCACGGTGAATATTCGGACATGCTCAAATACCTCCCAAATGAAGGTTACCTGCATTTTATCCGACGTGCATGGGTGTTTTTACAGCGCCCAGGTGTATCCCTTATCGAAGGAGGACAATTCGTCTACGAACCTACTGTTGTCACACTCAACGCGAATCGGGAATGGCGCTCAGGCCTTGGCCGTATGGCTTTCTCAGATAACATTTCAGCAACAACAGAAGGATCTTGTGGCTCACCGTACTGGACACTCGATAATCATGGCAACATTCAACTCATTGGAGTACATGTCGCCTATTCCAGACCACAGAACACCGCACTGTGCACCACAGTAACGCGGGAAATCTGGAACGACTTTTGTACTGGCGCTCCTGTAAATCAATCAACAGGCCCCATCAAAACTCTTGACCACCCAGCATTGGCGGATACGCATCTGTCAATTCCAGTTGAATATCCAGAAGGTCTACTTGACGACGTCAAACCGTTATCATCATCAATTGTTATGCCCGATCTCATGCCGACAGGTCCAGGCCTTGCCTTAATTGGCCGTGTCTGGAATCCTCGCAGTGTAGATGGTAACAAGAACTATCGTCCTGTTCAAATTCCTGGAATCAGTGACATCTTTCCTCACGAACGTGCCCCTGCTTTACCTATGGACGAGGCTTGTATCGTCGCCGGAGATAGGCTCAAACCTGACCGGCTTGGAAACAAATTTCTTCCATATGTACGTATGGCTGCCGCTGAAACTAATGTCACAAGATCACGCAAAGATTTCGACCGACTCTCACGTCACGCTGCTGAAATTGGCAAACATTATGCCAACCTAGCCAACGCTCAAGGAATGACTCCCTACACCGTGAAAGACGCTATGTCTGGAAATGATGATCAAGAACCTATCAAGCTCGACACTTCTGTTGGCGCTTGGTATCAAGCTCGTTTCAAAGTTAATACCAAATCCGATCTTTGGGAAATTCTCTCGAATGGCAACGCTGCTTTCAAATCTAATGAAGCTGGCGTTTTCCTCCGAAAGACGATCTCAAAGCAATGGAGCTTGGCTGCTGAAGGCATTCGATATTCCATCCCTGCATCCGGCAAACTCAAAGCCGAGAAACTCCCACTTGAAAAGGTGTGGAAGAAACGCGTCTTCGTCATCGTCGGACCACATGATGTTATCAATCTCCGTAGAATTCTTGGACCGATTCAAGCTCTGTTAGGCAAACTCAAAGCCCGCAGTCCATTCATCATCCAAAGCGATCCTGTCGTAGTTTGGGATGCTATTCGTTTGGAGTTGCTTTCCAAGGGAAACAATATTCTCCCCTGGGACGCTTCTTCCTACGATTGGACCATTCCTTCCTCCGTCATGAACGCTTCCGTTAGCTTCTATGCTCAATTTTACCGATCTGGCAATACTTCCGAAGATTATCAGATGTACAAATGCATCCTGCGATCTCTCATCATGGAACACGCGCTCAAACCGATCATCATCGGTGACTCGCTCATCGCCAAACAAGGCGGCGTGATTTCAGGCATGTATGGTACATCCCTCATCGATTCCACAACAATGCTCATCATGTTGTACGACGCATTCCGCATGCTCACTAAAGCTGACTGCTCCGAGTTTATCGCACACGTCGTAACCAAACACGGCGGTGACGACTGCATCGAGTCAGTAAGTGACAAGTACATTGACGTTTACAACTTTCAGACCATCCGACAGTATTGCTACGACAATTTTGGAATTTCACTCACTCTTGACAAGAAAGACGAAGATTTCCAAGGACTTTCGGTCCCATTGGCCGAAGCTAGCTTCCTTGGACGGACATGGATTCACATGGAAAACTACCCATCCGTTTATCAGCCAAAGATAAGAACATCTGCAGTATCCGGGGCCCTTCAATGGACAACCTTAGACTCAGATGCTGATTTGAGTGTGCAACTGTACGGGGCACATCTGGAACTCGTATCATACGGGCGTCAGATGTATTCCGACTTTTGTCACTCC